ACTGCTGAAGTCATTCTTCCTGCTAACGCTGTTGTAACGCACGTCATGATCACCGATGCTTTGACTTCGGGCACCATGAACGTTGGCTATGTGACAGTTGACGGCGCAACTAACAACGTTTCCTATCTTGCTAACGGTGCTTCTGCTGTGGCAACGATTACACCTGGATCTGCTGGTAACGGCGCAGGCCTTGGTCTTGTGATGAGCGCTACCCAGAACGTCAAGATTACGTCCGAAAGCAAGAGTTCGGCTGTTGGCAACGTTGGCGGCATCATCCTCTACTACGTTACTGATCCCCTCTTTGGTCAGCAGAACAACTAATAGGGGGCCGCTATGGCTATGCAAACAGACGTTTTTTCGTATCACGCAACAAGCTCATCGCTTGCGTATGGCGCACGTTCACGTCTGAAGGGTGTGGTTATATCCCCCGTTACGTCCGTAACTTTCAACTCATGTGTAGTTGATACTGCTGGGGCGTTGACGGGGACATACGATATTCCCGGCTCGACAGTATGTACCGTCACCATAGCTAATCATGGCCTGTCGAATGGCGCACGAGTTGGCTTCGACTTTACTACTGGTGCGGGAATAGATGATGCTTATGTTGTGTCGAATGCGACAATCAATACGCTCACTATAACCACGGCCAATCTAACCTCTAACGGCAACGTCACGATGTATCCTAAAGTCTTGACCGAACTAGATTCATCTTCGGGAACGGCTTTTTATACATTGATTCCCGGTGAGGGGATTCTTGCTTCAGAAGGGTTATTCTGTTTGCTGCCATCCGCCAACGTAACTATGACTATTTTCTACGGATAGGAATAGCTTGTGATGCAAACGGACGTTAAATCTGCGATTGCAAAAAATACAGGGCTGCTTGTAACCATGATCCCTGTACGCTTGAAATCTATCACGGTGACAAGCGCGACAGTATCGGCAAGAAATGTTTCCGTATGTGACCCAACGGCTCAGAAATCTGGCACGTATTCTCGTACAAGCCCTAGCGCTACAATCACCGTCACCATAACGAACCACGGTTTTGTTACTGGGCAACGAGTGTTTTTAGATTTTACGTCTGGCGCTGGTCGGGATGGTGCATACACGATTACAAAAACTGGCGATGATACGTTTACCTGTGTCGATACTGGCGTAACTTCTACGACGAGCGGCGACGTTACAGCGTATAGCAAGATTTTGTTAGAGGTTGATACCTTCAATACCATCGGCTTGCCTATTATGATTCCAGGCCAAGGTATTTACTGCCCTAACGGTATGTTTGTTGGATGTGGTGCGTCTGTAACGGCAACAGTTTTTTATGGCTAAGAAGACCCCATCCCTTGCTATCGGTCGCGGCGAAAAGCTGCCCGCATCCAAGGGCGCGGGTCTGACTGCCAAAGGCAGGGCGAAGTACAACAAAGCTACTGGCAGCAATCTTAAGGCTCCGCAGCCAGAGGGTGGCGCTCGCAAGCGTTCCTTTTGCGCCCGGATGTCTGGAATGCCGGGACCTATGAAAGACGAGAAGGGTCGCCCAACAAGGAAGGCGGCCTCTTTGAAAAGGTGGAAGTGTTAACCGTGGACTTAGCATTCGTTTGGAATGGCGCTCTGTCGCTGTTCGTGGGCTTGTTTGCGTACATTGCCCATGAGAAGTTTTCCGAGCTGGCACGCATCACGATCTTGTTGAACAAGACGCGTGAGGAGATTGCGCGGGATAACGTTACAAAGGCAGAAGTAGATCGCATCACAGATCATATTGACCAGCGGTTTAATCGTCTTGAGACCAAGATAGATCAACTGATCGAGTCGCAACGGAGGGTGTTATGAAGCGCAAGGTAAAACGTTACGATGAAGGCGGCGAGACAGAAGCCGTGCCAATACCGGACATCGAAGAGCGTCGTCGGGAAATTAAGGACTATATCGTTCCTAGTGAAAGATCTGACGAGCCGATGGCTAAGAACTTTAAGCAGGCGTTTGCCGCTGCTCGTAAGGCTGGCGACAGAACATTCATGCACGGTGGCAAGCGATACACCACAGAGCTAGCGTCGGAAAAGAAAACTGTTCGCTCTACTGCTCCGACACCAGATGAGTCTGCTGCGGAAACTGCACGTTTAGCGCGTCAGGCAAAGATGACGGCAGATTCTAAACCTGCCGAAAGAAAGTCTAGTTCATCAGGCTACGGTGTCCCTGCTGCGATTGGTGCTGCTGCATTAGCCGCAGGCGCTTCTGCCGCTCGTAGTATGAGGACAAAGCGTGGCGCTGCTGGTCGTCGAGTTGAGCCTACGATGTCAGAGTCCAAAATTCAAACCATTGATCCGTTCGATCAGATGGCGATGGATCGTATGACAGGCGAAGGCGGACGCAAGAAGGGCGGCCACATCAAAGCCAAGAAAATGGCAAGCGGTGGCTCTGCATCATCTCGTGCTGATGGTATTGCCCAGCGAGGCAAGACTCGTGGGAGGGTGTGTTGATGAGAAAGCGTCGGAAGTTTGCTGATGGTGGTGTTACTGGCGGCCAAGTGCAGCAGCCCACCTATCCGTTCTATGGCAACCAACCGCAGGCTGGCGGTCAGAGCGGCGGGATGAATCAGACGTTCAACATGCAGCCGCAAGCTATGTCTGGTCCGAACGATCAGATGACGCAGCGCTTTGCCAAAGGCGGGCAGGCTAAAGTTGGTAAGGTCATGTCAGAGTTCAAAGCAGGCAAGCTGAAGTCATCGTCAGGTCAGAAGGTAACCAACCCCAAGCAGGCCATTGCCATCGGTCTTTCCGAAGCTGGCCTTTCCAAAAAAGCCAAAGGAGGCGAAATGAAAGAGTCAAAAGCAATGGTCAAGAAGGAGATCGGCTTCATGAAGAAGAAGGGTGCTCCGAAGTCGATGATCAAACATGAGATGAGTGAGATGAGCGGCATGAAGCACGGCGGCAAGGTTAAGAAGATGGCAATGGGTGGCTACGCTGATGGTGGTATGCCTATGGTCATGAAGGACGGTCAGAAAGTGCCAGCGTTTGCGGCTGATGGTAAAGGCAAAATGGCTAAAGGCGGTGGCGTTAAGAAGATGGCCTCGGGCGGTATGACCGCATCAAAAATGGGTTCAGTCAAGACTGCCGCTCCTAGCCGTGATGGCGTTGCTGTTAAAGGCAAGACCAAGGGCACCATGGTCAAGATGGCAGGCAACAAGGGCATGAAAAAAGGCGGGTACTGCTGAGATGAGACCATCTCGCGGCATGGGGGATATCAACCCCAGAAAAATGCCAAAGGCGAGGGTAAAACCTCGTCGGGACAATACTGACTTTACGGAATATGCCAAGGGCGGCTCCGTGCGGTTGGGTAAGCCGTCGGTGGAGGATGCTGTGCGTGGCGCTGCCAAGCGGTCAAAGGTCAACGCTGCTGGCAACTACACCAAGCCCGGGCTGCGTAAGAAGATTGTGTCTCAGGTAAAGGCCGCAGCAACGCATGGCACCCGTGCAGGCCAGTGGTCAGCCCGTAAAGCGCAGTTGGTGGCTAAGAAGTACAAAGCCGCAGGTGGAGGTTATCGTGGGTGAGAAAATGAGCGCAGGCGCTCTTCGCGCAAAAGAAGAAGCAGAGATTGAAAAAGAATACGGTGAGGGTGACGGTGTTTCTTATGGCACCCTCATGAATTTAAAAAGCGAAACTAAAAATCCTTTGTCACGAAGATACGGTTCGCAATACGGTACACAACTAAGTCCGGGCGCGTTACAAGCACGAGAAGCCGCCGCTGGAAGTCGTTACAAACCCGGACGCCAAGAGGCGTTGGATTCTAGTAAAGCTAAACGCGCAGGCCGCGAAGCAGCCGCAGAAGAGCGTCGTGAAGCTCGTGGCATGAAAAAAGGCGGTGCTGTAAAGTCAGCATCAGCCCGTGCAGACGGCATAGCCCAGCGCGGTAAGACCCGTGGAAGGATGCTGTGAGATGGGGGATTTGCGGAAACTTGTTAAGGAAATAGAAGCCAAGCGTGCCAGAGGCGAGGTCAAGGACGTTAGTCCAGAAGCCTTCGACGTGATTGAAAGTCAGGCAGGTTTGAAAGACCTTGACGGCAAGTTTAAGAAAGACAGAGCCGAGCCGCGTCCGCCCCCAAGAGAGCGCATGAACAAAGCGCTGTCTGAGCTGGATGGCATGAAGAAGGGCGGCAAGGTGTCTTCGGCATCAGCTCGTGCAGATGGAATAGCGCAGCGTGGTAAAACACGAGGCATGATGAGATGAAAGCCCCGCAGCAAAGCCTGAAGTCATGGGGTGAGCAGAAATGGCGAACGAAAAGCGGCAAGCCATCGTCAAAGACCGGAGAGCGTTATCTCCCGGAAAAGGCGATCAAGGCTCTAAGCCCAGCCGAGTATGCCGCCACGACGAAGGCAAAGCGGGCAGGGAAGAAAGCAGGAAAGCAGTTTGTTAAACAGCCCAAGGGTATAGCACAGAAGACTGCGAGATTTAGGTAATGGCATACACCACTTCTACAACGACGTTCAATCCAACCGTCAACGAAATCTTCGAAGAAGCTTTCGAGCGTTGCGGTCTTGAGATGCGTACGGGCTACGATTTTCGTACGGCTCGGCGCAGCTTGAACTTGTTGCTGACGGAGTGGGCAAACCGTGGCATCAATTTATGGACTATCGAGTCGGCAACGATTCCGCTTGTTCAGGGGCAGATTACCTATGATCTACCTATTGACACCGTGGATCTTCTGGAACATGTTATTCGAACTAATCCCGGTCAGATTGGCACCCAGTCAGACATCAACATCAACCGCATCTCTGTCTCGACCTACGCGACGATCCCGAACAAGCTCACGCAAGGGCGTCCGATCCAAGTCTGGATAAATCGTCGTAGCGGCCAGACCACGGACGTGCCGGGCGCAACACCGCAGAATCCGCAGATCAACGTTTGGCCGTCACCAGATCAGGGAACGACACAGACTCCGTACTACTACTTCGTGTACTGGCGGCTGCGCAGGATGTTTGACGCAGGCAACGGTGTAAACGTTGAGGACATTCCATTCCGCTTTCAGGAGGCCATCATCTGCGGGTTGGCATACCGGTTGGCGATGAAGGTTCCTGGTGGTCTGGAGCGCATTCAGTTTCTGAAGGCGCAGTATGACGAGGCGTGGGAGATGGCGGCTGGCGAGGATCGGGAAAAGGCACCGGATAGACTGGTGCCACGCATGATCACATATAGGTGATGTATGCCTAGCAAGTACGCTAGTGGTAAAAAGAGTATTTCAGAGTGTGACCGGTGTGGTTTCCGGTATCAGCTCAAAGTGTTG